CACAAGAAGATATACAACAAATGTCCGTAATGGTTTGCATTGAAGATTTTGATTCTAAAACTCAAAAAAAAATAAAGGCACTAAATGAAGCTTATAACAAGAAAAGAGATAGATAAACCTGCTGAAGTTTATACACTGGGTATAAAGAACGATCACAACTATATCGTTGACGGTGCTGTAGTAGAAAACTGCCACAAAGCAAAGGGAGATGTATTGAGAAAGATATTATCGACCTATTTAGCTCACGCCCCAATAAGGTGGGGACTTACAGGAACAATGCCCGAAGAAGAAGCTGACAAAGTGGGCGTGCGTGCGTGTATTGGTCCTATGCTTGGACAAATTAATACAAAAGATTTACAAGAAAAAGGTATTCTTGCAAACTTGCATGTTAATGTATGGCAACTGCAAGATGTTGGCAGGGCAGCAAGCGGAAACTATCAGACAGAGTTAAAATGGCTTACTACAAATGGTCCACGACTCGAATACATTGCAAAAGAAGCAATTACTATATCCAACGCAGGCAACACTCTTATATTGGTTGATCGTGTTGAGACAGGCGAGATGCTACAATCAATGATACCAGACTCTATATTTGTGTCGGGAAAAATGAAATCTAAAGATAGGAAAGAAGAATATGCAGAAGTTCAAGAAGTTGATGGTAAAGTTATTATCGCGACGTACGGCGTTGCTTCTACTGGTATTAATATTGTTCGTATTTTTAATTTAGTTTTATTTGAGGCAGGTAAGAGTTTTGTTAGAGTTATTCAAAGTATTGGACGCGGCATTCGTGTTGCACCCGACAAATCATTTGTCAATGTCTATGATGTGTGTTCTAATTGCAAATACAGTAAATCACACTTATCAAAACGTAAGAAATTTTATAAAGAAGCGGAATACCCTTTTTCAATTACTAAGGTAAATTATTAAATGATTATAAAAACACACATTTCATATGGATATCATGATTTATTAAAAATATTTTTTAATGCAAACAACCTTGAGGTTGTTATAGGTGAAAGAGAAGATAATAATGCAGCAAGCAATCAAGTTGATTTAATGTACGAAGACGACTCTGATACATCATACAATATCACATTTATGTCAGTAAAACATCTTGGATTAGAAAATATGTTATGTGATTATCTTATTCGCTGTGGTATTTTGCCTTCTCGTATATCAATAGGTAAAATGAATATAAAAAGAGATATGGCAGAGCTTGATAAAAAATGGGAAGAACATAGAAAAGCTATAGGTATTGCTAGATGAAATCTATACGCACACCCTTATCACAGCAAGATATTGATCTGTTTAAAACTTTTCTTGATAGAATTGGATTAAATGAAGTTATAACCGGAGATTACAAAGGTAAGGGCCAAGAACGGTATATATGCTATGCTTATAGTGAGAAATCTAGCAAAGTGATTGCTATTCTAACACATATTTTGTTAAATACGGTAACCTGCATAGTGCATTTTACAATTATATGAATGCTGTAAACAATTCATCAATGAGCTACCCTTATTTTAACTGGACACCTTAATGCGAATCCTTACTAACGACAACATAGCCTATGAACTCGACAAAGTTCCAAACGAAGTCGACGATGTGCGTTTCTGCGTTCTTGATTATTCAGATCCTAAAAATCCTGATTACTTTTTTATTCCCTTAATCTTCTTGGAAAGCTTTTATGCTCCCGCGGTTGTGTTACAAATTGACAAATATAAAATTCAGATGCCATTAGATTGGTCTGTGTTGGTATGTGACAATGATTATAGCGACTTAGAAATTATGCCCCTCACAAGCCTAAACGACAGGGGATTTCATACAATGGTATTTAATCCGCTTAGACATATGGTACCGCGTCCAAAAGAAATAATAATAACAAATGTGTATGCAGAGGTTAAATGGTTCTTCCCAAAATTAAAAAATGGCAATATACTTGTTGTTCCATTAGAAGACACACCATATCCTAATTGTGCATTATTTGTTAAAGACACTGCTCGTTTACCAGAAGTGATTGATATTGCAGCACTATTTGAATAAAACGCCATGACAGTCAAATATCTTTATGTAGAATCCCAAACTTACGGTAAAGATCGTCGTAAGTTTATTAAAGAATGGTTTAATGAGAATCCAGATGGAATGTACTGTGTTAATACAAAATATCGTCCTCAAGTTAAAAACGATTCTGATCTTAAGAAGCTTATACGTAGTGGCTTTTTAAAGATATTGCGAATTCATCAGACCTCGAGCCATGCAAAAACATTTTTGGTGAAAGCATGAACAACGTAAGTGATTGGCTTGATGGATTTTATAAATTAAATCCGGATGCAGTGCAAGAAGAAGAAGTTAAAGATAAAAAGGAAAATATATTACCATTAGCACTTGAATTAGCCGCTATGGATTTTCGTGATAAAAATTTTTATTCTAATTTAAACGATGATCAAAAGAAAGCAATTAGCTTATGGGTTTTGATGCGATGGATGAGTTCTTCCCGTGGGGATGCCGAGCAGCATCTTATTTTAGTCAACGATGTTGTAAATACAGATTTTTCATCGATATCAAAACACCCTGAATTACAGTGGAAATTACTAGCATTGTGCGGAACATCCAAAAAGCAATATAGAGATTGGATACCGCCGGGTAAGAAATTAAAGAAAAATAGATTAGAGGAAGCATTATTACAGTTCTTTCCGTTAATGAAAGATAGCGATTTAGAAATGCTACAGCAGATAAACACAAAAGACGATTTTGAAGAATTTTTTAAGGCAAATGCATTTGATGACAAAACTATTAAAGAAATTTTCAAGTCTGATACCAAGGGAAAAAAGTAAACAAGTGCTGCAACCATTTGAATGCAAATACTGCGGAAATAAATTTCATAAAGAGATAACACTTTCTACTCATCTTTGCGTTAAGAAACGTCGATTTATGGAGATAGAGACCCCCGCATCAAGATTTGGTCACAGAACTTTTCAGAAATTCTATGACATCACTATGTCTTCAAAAAAAACTAAGTCAGTGCAGGAGTTTATTGACAGTCCATACTATATTGATTTTGTAAAATTTGGAAATCATTTAGCTAATCTTAAACCCGTATATCCGGATAAATTTATCGAGTTTGTTATTAAGAACAGTGTTAAATTAAAAGATTGGACTAAAGATTTCGTGTACGATACTTACATCGTTGACTTAATTAAAAAAGAACCTGCTGTTTCGGCCGCAGAGAGAAGTATTGCCGAAATAATAGACTGGACAACTGCAAATAATACAGAATTTACTAAATTTTTTGACACAATATCGGCCAACGAAGCAGCACATCTAATACGTACTGGTAAAATAAGCCCGTGGGTAATATATTTGTGCGAATCTGGTGGTAATTTAATGGATTCGTTTAACGAAGATCACGCTAAGATTATTGGCGATATTATTGATCCTGGCTATTGGATGAAAAAGTTTAGACAAAACAGCGATGATGTGGTTTATATCAAAACATTATTAGGGGAAGCTGGACTATGATATTGTTAAAATACAATAAGTGCCTGTATAATACCGCCAAAAAAGAATATCCTGCAAAAGAGGATATTATTAAATGGGAAATTGACAATGGTCCTGTGGACGAAATAGACATCACATATTGCAATTGGCGTGTATTTAGATTTATAGACGAAGATTTAGCGGCTGCGTTTAGAATAAAATTCCCAAAAGATGACAGTATATACTAAGCAGATATTTAATATGATTAAAATTCCAACAAATAGTGATCTTAATGAATCAATTATTAGATATATTGAAGAAGAATACGAACGTGGCGTAGTGTCGTATTATCTTGACCATAAAAATCATATATTTACTTTTTATAACCCAGAAGACGAAGCGGCATTTGTATTAAGATTTGGCAAAAATTTTTTATCTTACGCAGAAACTGGAATGTTCTATTGCCCTTATGTTCCAACTAACATAAAAAAATTATGAAATCAATTTCAACAGATGTAGACATAGACGTTTTTGGCCGAGATAAAATTTTAGAAGGGTTAGAATGTATATTTGGACGCATTGATCGTCCTAATGATAAGTTTGAAAAACATCCAACTGGTGTTTACTTTCAAAATATTCCTCGTGATCCAGTTACAAATATATCAACTATAGATCATCGCATTGCAAGCGATTACGGATATTTTAAAATTGATTTTTTAAATGTCAATATGTATGAAGGTGTTAAAAACGAACAGCATCTCTTAGATTTACTTAATAGAGAACCTACCTGGGAATTATTTCAGTATGAAGAGATAACTGACAAATTGTTCCATTTAAAGGGTTATAGTCATTTACTTCAAAAATTTAAGCCAAAGTCAGTCGAAGATATTGCAATGATACTTGCAATGATACGCCCTGCTAAGTCTTATTTGCAGACTGCAAGCTGGGAAAAAGTTTGTATTGAGATTTGGGACAAAAGCTTAGATAGGACTGACTATCATTTTAAACGTTGTCATTCTCTTGCCTATAGTCTGGCTGTTATTATAAATCTAAATTTGTTAATAGAGCAATTATCAAACAAGTGTTAATCAGATCGCCTAATAAGCTGTATTTGGCGCTTTTTAATACGTTTGCGCATAATGTTGTTTAGGCTTGTCATTGAACCAAACATTACCTCAACATCTTTATTTACTATAGTTTTAAGACAATATCTAAATTCTGTCATTTGTCCTTGAAGAAAAATATTAATTGGCAACAATCTATTACTTTCCCACCACCAAGTTTCTCCTAAACTAAGAAAAACTTTTTTCCCTTCGGACGAACGAATAGATTCGTAGTCATAAAAGCTAATAATTTTCTCATCAGAATTTTGTATAATGCCAATATATTCGGTCGTTTGGCATCTTAATCCGCTAAGAAACGGAAACTTTTCTTTAATTTCTTCTAAATGTATCATCTTAATTTATTTATATGATTTTTCTTATTACAAATATTTTTTTGGTGCCGTTTGTGATAAATATAGGTATGAGCACAAACTACTGTTATGCATTATCTGCATCTCCCAATCCAACTAATTTTCGATATATAGGCGAAACTACAAATTTGAAGTTAAGATTGTATAGGCATATATATACCGCAAAAACATCAAAGAAACGATGGCCGGTAGTCAATTGGATTACAAAGCATTTAACCCAAGGCGAACATATTTTAATAACTCCGATTTGTATTTGTGAAAGAGACACATATGAAATTGATTTAATTGCAAAAGGCCGATTATTAGGTTGGAATTTATTAAATATACAAGATGGCAGTAATACTAGCGGCGGAATGAAAAATAAGAATCATTCATCTGATGCAAAAGAAAAGATGAGTATGTCGAGGAAAGGTAAACAGAAGTCTGCAATGCATAGAAATAATATATCTACAGCACTTATCGGGAGAACCTTCTCCGACGAGCATTTGTCTAATCTTTCTAAGTCAGCAAAAACAAAACCAACTGTATCGTGCGAACATTGTGGAATGACAACAACAAAGTCTAACTACACTAAATGGCACGGTATTAAATGTAAAAACAGGCAGGAATAATGGATATAACTTTTAATAAGCTCTATCTATATGAAAATGTTAGGCAGCTATTAGCTGTAGGAGACACCTTTTGCCAATTGAAGGATAATGCAC